ATAACGATAAATTTCTTGAGGAGTGATCTCTGACAATTCGTTTCTGCGATTAGTAATATATGCATAGTAAGAATCTACAAGAGCCTTGCCTTTTTCTGTAAGCTTATAGCAAAGGGTTAGAGACTTTTCATAACGACTAGCCGGGATTTCTGTAAATATACGAATTACCAGATCATTTTTTTTACCACCTAACTTCTTATTCGAAGCACGCAATATATCTTTCAGACTAGGAATTGTCAGCATTTCTAAGGATTCCTTTGTGTTGGAATCCCTTAAATAGCCATCTTCATAAGCTTTGGATATGTTTGATGGAATGTTGCCACCAATAAGCTCTTGGAAATAGAGCGATAATGGTTCATTTTTACTCCGTCCATTCAGACAATCAATCAAAATAGCAGTTTGAATATTACTCATCTCGTTCAGAGGAATCGAATATTCTGAGTCTAGGCGCTTTACAGGGGTGGAGTTAACAGTAGGTTTTCTTGTCTGAGTGTTTTTCTGAGAGGGGAACGTAAGGTCCTTTTTTATAGGATGTTCAGTGCTTTCGTTCAAAAGCTTCCTGATTTTTTCTTCAGATGAAAAAGCGTTCTTAATAAAATCTGTCAAGAATCCCATATCAATGTCTCCTTAAATTGTCAAATTACTCCGACTCCTCGTTATGATTGATATTATTTAGAATGTCGTTTATTTTCTATTTCTCCCACGTCTAGCTCGTGGTCAAGGTCCCCGTTCTCTACATGAGCCAGGGCATGGAGATAGGAGGCCTGATTAGTTTCCCAATTGTATCGTGCGTTCAACAGGACCACTGTATAACCATCATCGGACTCGCAGACCATTTCTCTGATACCTAAAGGTAAATCATATAATACGGCACGGGGGCGATCATTCATTATTACCGCCGCCTTCTTTGGCCTTCTGAAATTTGATGAAATTCATGACTTCTTTAACTGCTTCAGGGGAGAGACCCCGGGTGGCATCAAACATGGCCTTGTATTCCGGATTATCGTGGAGCTCTTGGGCAAGCCGGGCGGTTTCAGGGTCAGTATAGTATCCAGAATCTGAGGTTCCAAGAAGATAGTCCGTAGAAACATGAAAAATGTGTGCAAGAGCTTTAATTTCATCATCACGGGCGGGACGTTTTCCGGTTTCAATTCGGTTTAGAACGGCCGGGTTCATGTTAGCCTTTTGAGCAAGTTCATATTGTTTCATTCCAGCTTGTTCGCGCAGTTCAGCAATCCTATCACCAATATTCATGACACACCTCCATATTTCTGTATTGTTAATACGTTTACATTATAGCATTAATAAAACGGAAAAAGAGGCTTATTTACAAAATAGAAATAAAGTTATTGCATTTCCAAAACAGAAATATTATAATGAAAGAGCAAATGAAGGGAGGTGGAGATAAGATGAACATCAATCTTCCATACATCAAGATGATGAGAGAAAAAAAAGGCCTGTCAATGCAGTATATGGCTGAATTGCTCGGATTTAAATCTGCCCCTGCGTATTTCCATTATGAAAAGGGTGAGAGAAAATTCAGGGCGGACATGCTACCGGTCCTAGCTCGAGCATTTGACTGCAAGATTGAAGATTTATACTGCTGATTTTTTTTACAAGAGAAATTTCTAAAATAGAAATATCATGAATCGTGAAGTTGAGGCTGAGAGGTGACCAACATGAAGCATCGTGATCCAAAGACCGACGACATCTATATGATTTCAGACCGCAAGGGCTGGAGAAAGACTAGGGAGGGGCAGAAAATGACTCTGGAATTGAACGAAGAGCAGCGGGCAGAGCTTGCCCGGTTGCAGGCGTTGGATGCAAAACAGAAGGCTCGCGTCCTGGAATTGTTGGAAAATACGCTGAGTGCGGCTGACGTCCATGTGTTTTTGACCCTGGACGATAGCAAGGAGACGGTGACCATCAGCTACCTGGAGAGCTGCAAGCCGAACAAGGTGGTCAACATCAACCTGGACAACCCCATGGCCATGCTGGTGGACATCTTCAAGTCGGCAGGGCGGGACCTGTTAGAAGAAGCGTAAGGAGGAGAGGGGAGAAACATATGGCCTATTACATCAAGGGAGCAAATGGCAAGCTATTTGAGCCGGGACGGAAAAAGCGGACCTATGTGGACGCTGACGGCACCCAGTACACCGTGTGGGTGAAATGGGTTGGCGGCCAGTGCATCTACCGGCCGCACAAGCGGGTGAATGGCAGCTACCGGGTGGTGCCGGATACCGAATGGCACCAGACCGAACAGGCGGCCCAGGCAGAGCTGGACATTGAGGCCAGCGTGCAGGGGTGGAAGGAAGAAGAAAAGTAGAAAGGAGGCCCGCCATGGAATCGCCGCTGATGAACGTGAAAGAAACGGCAGCGTATCTCCACGTTGGGAAATCCACCGTTTACAAACTGGAAGCCGATGGGGTGCTGCACCGGGTCAACAGTGCGGGGCACATCCGGTTTTCCAGGGACGAAGTCGAAAAAACCGTCATGGACAAGGTCCACAACGGTTGGAAGAGCTCCCGGGAAAGGGAGCTGGAGCGGGAAATCGCCCGAAAGGATGCCACCATCCAGAACCTGAAAAGCCTGCTGTACAGGCTGGCGTCTGGGGTCATGGATGGGCTGGGAAAGGAAGGACTACTTGAACCAGAAAAACGATGAAACCTACCAGCTCCGCTATGTGTGCTGGTATGGGCACATCTTCCACCGCTATGAGGACGCAGTGACAGCCCGGCAGTATAGCCGCTGGCACAGCGACTTTGACCGGATCGTCAAGGTCTGGGGCGGCTGGAAGATCGTGCCGATGGGAAAGGAGTGATGAAAATGGATGCGGAAATGATGGAGAACGTCCGGCAGAACGAAAAGTACTACCGGATGAAAGCAGAAGTATCCGCCAAACAGATTGGCGAAATCACGGGCCATTGTGAATCCTGGATCATCATGTTTGAACACGGGGTGATCAAGACCTTGGGCGAAAAGGATATCCAGAAGATTACAAAGGCCCTGGGCATCAGAATCAAAGACCTGTTGCAGCCTGCAGGCAGCCCCGTCCTCTCAGTTACGAAAGCAGAGCGCAGGAGAGGAATGAAGAACCTGGAAAAGATCCGGAAGCACAAGGGGCTGACGGTGCCGGAGCTCAACATCCGCCTGGGGCTGGGCAGAGGGCGGCTGCAGAGGGCAATCAATGGCTATGGGGAGTTTGGAATCAAGACATGGCTGCTTATCGCCGATGCCCTGAACATGGATCTGAAAGTGCTGATAGGGAGGGAATGAAGATGGAGCTGAACAAGATTTGCGCTGCGGCCGTCATCGTCCTGGGCGCTCTCACCATGGCGTGTCACGCTGGCCAGGCTGTCCAGGAACGCCGGAATCCCCAGTACACGATGGTATCCCGCCGGGTGATGGCCGGGGAAACCCTTTGGGAAATCTGCAGCAAGGTTAACCAAGGGCGGGAAGACGTTTGGGAAGTCATCGACCGGACACGTCTGGACAACGACATCAAGGACCCGGGAGCCCTGAGGCCTGGGCAGGTCATCACGATCAGGGTAAAAAAATAAAAAGCCACCGGCTGTGGGAACGGCCGATGGCGGTAACCTTCACTCTGGCAGTGTGGTTACCTCCAGTATAACAAGGAGGACTCGAAATGTCAAAAATCAAAGGAACAACGATGATCCTGACGGTGGACCAGAGCAAAGACCATAATGCCTGGCTGGCCGCCAGAAGCAAAGGCATCGGCGGAAGTGACGCCGGAACCATCATGGGGTCAAATCCTTGGAAGAGTCCCTACCAGCTGTGGTTAGAGAAGACGGGGCAGGTAGAGCCGGAAGACATCAGCCAGAAGGATGCCGTCTACTGGGGCACCGTACTGGAGCCCCTGGTGGCCAAACGCTTCAGCGAGGTGACTGGCAAAAAGGTGGAACGCTGCGGCACGCTGCAGAACAATGAAGCACCCTGGATGCTGGCCAACATCGACCGCCTGGTCCTGGGCGAAGGTGCAGGCCTTGAAATCAAGACCACCAACGCCTTCCGGTCCGCTGAATGGGACGGTGACCAGCTGCCGGACAGCTACTACTGGCAGTGCCAGCATTACATGATGACCACCGGCCTGCCGCTGTGGTACATCGCGGTGCTGATCGGTGGCCAGGACTTCCGCTGGAAGGCAATCCCCCGCAACGAAGAGGACATCAAGGAACTTTTCCTGCGGGAAGAGGAATTCTGGAATGTGAACGTGCTGCAGCATGTGATGCCGGGTATCGACGGCAGCGACAGCACCCGGGAGGCACTTAAAGAGAAGTACCCGGGCGGCGACCTGGAAGAACTTGCACTGACTGGTGATGCCGATCTCCTGCTATACGAACGCCAGGACTTAATGGAGCATCTGACCGATTACAAAGAGAAGCTGCAGTTCACCGACAACAAGTTGAAAGCCCTGCTGGGTAATCATGAACTGGCCACTACGCCGCAGGGCATCCGGATCACCTACAAGACCCAGGCCGGAAGGACAACCATCGACAGAAAGAAGCTGGAAAAGGAATGGCCGGACATCTACCAGCAGGTAGTCAAGATTGGGAAACCTACCCGGGTATTACGGTTCAGAGCACCGAAGGAGGATGACAGCAATGGCAACGACTAAAGGAGGACTGGCCAAGCGCCAGGCCGGAGTACAGACGAAAGTCCACAGCATCAAGGACTTAATCAGGAGCATGGAGCCGCAGATCAAAGCGGCTCTGCCCAGTATCCTGACCCCGGAGCGGTTCACCCGGATGGTGCTGACGGCCCTGAGCTCTAACCCGAAGCTGCAGGAATGCAGCCCCCAGAGCTTCCTGGGCGCCATGATGCAGGCTGCGCAGCTGGGCGTAGAGCCAAACACCCCGTTGGGCCAGGCCTACCTAATCCCTTACCGCAACCACGGCATCCTGGAATGCCAGTTCCAGCTGGGGTACAAGGGGCTCATTGATCTGGCCTACCGGTCCGGTTCCATCCGTGATATTTCCGCTCACGTGGTCTATAGTGGCGACGGCTTCGAGTTCGAGTACGGGTTCGAACCGAAACTGATCCACAAACCGGCCATGACGGACCGGGGGACGCCCATCGCCTACTATGCGGTCTACCATACCAAGGATGGCGGCGGGAACTTCGTGGTCATGAGCCAGGAGGACATCGAGAAACACCGGAACAAATTCTCCAAGGCTGCCGGTCAGGGCTTCAGCCCCTGGGGCACGAACTTCGAGGAGATGGCCAAGAAAACGGTGCTCAAGAAGCTGCTGAAATACGCACCGCTGAAGACCGAATTCGTCCGGGCGGTGGCCACGGATGAAACCGTGAAGAGTAATATCATGCCGGATATGGCCGACCAGCCCAATGAAATGGACTATGCCGAGGCTGCAGAGGTCCAGGAAGAACCGGTGGCAGCCATCGAGGATAAAGACAGCAGCATCCAGGCACCTGCCATGGAACTGCAGACCGAGGACGTAAAAGTCCCCCAGAAGTAACGGAACCTGAAAAGAAAGGGGGTGAACAGATTGCAAATCAACTATGTCTCCGAGATCAACGCCTTCCATATGTGGTTGGCTACGAATCCTACACTTTCGACATCAGCGAGAATATTATGGTTTTCCCTTATGCATTACTGTAACTCTTGCGGATGGAAGGTGGATTTCGCCGTGCCACTATCGGCAATCGAGGCTGATACCGGGCTTAAGAGAGATGCAATCTATGCCGCCAGGAATTCTCTGATCCAGGCCGGGCGCATCAAAGTCACCCAGCGGAAAGGAGGAAAGGCAGCCGTTTACTCCCTGATATTTTTCACTGTGGAAGCTGGGGATGAAAACCCCGTGTCGGGAATGGCGTCGGTTAAACCGACGCGAACCCCGACACGAACCCCGACACCATCCCCGACACGAACCCCGACATCAACCCCGAATATTCCTAGAGTAGAGAAGACTAGAGTAGATAAGGGAGGAGGAGCCGCGCGCGCGAGGAGCACCCGGAATCCGGTGAACGATCTGGATTTTGGAGAAGTAGCCCAGGCGTTCAGCGACAACATCAACCCCATCACGCCTTTCCAGGCGGATGATCTCCACGACCTCTACGAGACTTACGGGAAAGACCGGGTAATCTGGGCCATCCGTGAAGGGGCAAGGAACAACGCCAGGAGCATCCGCTACGTGGAGCGTGTACTGGAGCACTGGCGGAGGGGCGATACGGGGAAACCCAGACAGCAGCAGAACCAGACAGCGACGGATCTTTATCAGGGCATGGCCAGTGTAATCTCTGACCAGGGCGATGATCCGGAGAAGATTGCTGCCTGGATGGAAGAGGAAGGTGTGGACATTGATTCTATCGCAAAGAGCGGCGGCCATGGCTCTGATTAAGGCCTGCTATCCCAAGTTCACGGACGTGCAGGGGGAAGCCTATGCCCAGCTGACGGCTGACATCCCAGAGGGAGTACTGGCCCAGGCTGTGAAGAACGTGATCAAGACCAGCCGGTACCAGCCGACGGTAGCGGAAATCCGGGACGAAGCCGCAAGGATCGTCAAGGCAGCCACCGGCACCCGGGCACCCATGGCGGAAGAAGAGTGGGAGAAGGTGCTGCGGGCTGTGGGAAGCGTCGGTCCCTACCGGATCCCTGTCATGAAGGACAAGGAACCCCTGGCAGCCAATGAAGCCCCTGTGTGGGAGAACTGCCTCACAGAAAGCGCCGTGAAGAAAATCGGCTGGATCACCCTGTGCGGAACGGAAACCGCCTCCATGGGTTACCTGCGGGGGCAGTTCATTGCCACCTGGGAGAAGCTGGCTGCACGGGAAAAGGCTCAGCGGCGGATGAAGAACACGCTGCGGGGACAGACCGGCAGGCAGATCGTGGCCAACCTGGCCAAGAAGCTGGGCGCAGGGCAGGAACCCAAACGCCTGGAAGGAGGACAAAATGCGGACGGAGGAAACAAAGGCCAGACGGCACTGCGTCCAGCTGCAGTATAAGCTGGATGCGGCCAATCTGGCCCTGGAAAAGGCAATCAAGGGTAAAGACCGGATGGTAAGCAACCTGAAGGCAGCCCTGCAGGATATGACCCGGCGGTACGAGGAAGAACATCGCCGCCGGATCCACGCTGAGCAGGAGGCCAACCGGCAGCGGCATCTCTACCAGGACATGGCGGAGACCGCAAGGGCCCTCATGGCCGAAAGAGAGCGGCCGGAAGGGACGGGCGCCGCATGATCGAGTTTTGTGTGTTCGGCGACCCCAGAGGCAAGGGACGCCCCCGGTTCAGGGGACACGCCTACACGGACAGCAAGACCCGGGCCTATGAGCGGATGATCCAGGGCGCTTTCCTCCAGAGCGGGGAGAGCATGTTCCCGGAGAAAGTCCCGGTGGGGGTGGAAGTGGAGTGCTACTTCCGGATCCCCACGAGCTACAGCAAACGGCGAAAAGGGCTGTGCCGGGAAAACTTGGAGCTGCCCCTGAAGAAACCGGATGGGGACAATGTGCTCAAAATCGTCTGTGACGCGCTGAATGGGTTGGCCTATAAGGACGATACCCAGGTGTCAGACATGATCATCAGGAAGCGTTATGGACGAAATGAGGGGTATATCAGAGTCAGGATTTGGGAGGTAAAACCATGAACGAGGATAAACGGAACATCACAGTGACGGAAATCAAGTGGGACGTGTGTTGCCCGACGGTATCCTACCGGGAAGTCACGGGTACGCAGGTGAAGGCGGTGGATGGGCTGAGCATGACCCAGGCTGCACCGGAACCTGAATTCGTAATGGCGGCCAAGAGGATGGAGAAGGATTTCCTGCAGATGATGCAGCTCAATATCCTGGACGGGGAAATGCTGGCAGAGCGGGTGGACTTCACCGGTCTGAAAGCGGACAACCTGGAGCGGATCGTGGTCAAGTGCGAACTGTCCTTTGACAAAGCGAAACCGAAAGAGTACTGCACCCCGGCCTATGACCTGCTGGATCTGCCGGAAAACATCCAGAAGGACATCAAGTGCATCCTGAAAGAAGCTGCGGACTGGGTGCAGGGCAAGACGGCCCAGACGGTGCTGGATTTTAGCGGAGCCCAGGACAGCACGACGGACGGCGAAGGAAAGCGGGGGAAGACAGCATGAGACTGTGGGGGACATGGAAAGTGCGGCACAGCGGCACCCAGGAGTGGCAGCTGCACCGCTATAACTACCAGACGGGGAAGGACGAAACCTATCCCCGTCGGTTCGATATGAGGATGTTCGCAACGGAGAAGGCCAAGGAGCTGAACCGGGCGGCAAAGGAGGCAGAGACATGAAAAGCAAGGCTTTGTATTTTCCTAGGGGCGTGAAAGTAATGATTACGCCTAAGTCTGTAGTGAGCGATGACTTTCGGCAGCAGATCCGTGACTCATTCCGGGACTACACATGGGGGACCCGTGAAGATTACCGTTACCAAGACAAGCTGGCATACATCAATT